CTCGGCCTGTGGGACTACTACGACATGACCAAAATCCCCTGGGCGTCACTGCGGGTTCTCGCGTAAGGAGTTCGGCCTGATGCACATCCTGTTCCAGGGCAATCGCCAGATCGCGGCGTCCAGATCGCAGCCGCCCATAGGTTCCAACGCCTCTGCATGGAAATGGCGAAACACCCGGCGCGCGTACAGAAACGCATGCGCATCGAGTCAGGGACACCGCACGGGTTTGTGGAGGTGCTGAAGTAGATGGACGCTGCAACACTCCGGGCCGCGATGCAGGAAACATACGTCGCGGACACTGTTCTCGCGCAGTACCTTCCGTACTTTGTCGACGCGATGAGGGCGGCGCAGATTAACACGGTCCGTCGTGCGGCTGCCTGGTGTAGCCAGGTCGGCCACGAGTCGGCGGGCCTGAAGTTTATGGCCGAGATTCAGACCTCAGATCCGAGTTGGTCGGCTGACCGGACCCGCTACCGGGGGCGCGGTCCTATCCAACTGACCTGGTCCGGCAACTACCGCAAGTTCGGAATCTGGTGCAAGGCAAACGGATACGTCACCGACTCCGAGTTGTTCGTCAACCAGCCCGAACTGGTCGAGCAGCCGAAGTGGGGATTCCTCGCAGCGTCCTGGTACTGGCTGAATGGCGGCCCGCGCCCCGGCCAGATCAACGGATTCGCGGACGCGGGCGACATCCTCGCCGTCTCCCGCTGCGTCAACGGTTGGGTCGAAGGCCAGATGCCGAATGGCTGGGCTGACCGGCAAGCCCGCTGGACCCGATGCCTGGCGATCGGTGACGCACTGCTCGACGAAACCCCAAGCAACCCAGGAGGAACCGTGGGCGTATCAGGTGACCCCGTTTGGCTCGAAGACGTGCTACGTCCCGCGTTGGGCGATCGGCTCAAGACACTCGACGGTTGGAAGACCGATGGCGTCGGCGGCACCATGGGCAACATCTGGGGTGTCATCTGGCACCACACCGGCAACGCCGCCGAAACCGCGCAGTCGATCAGCCAGGGCCGCCCGGACCTCGCCGGCCCGCTCGCACAGATTCACATCGCACCCGACGGCATCGTCACCATCGTCGCCGTAGGCCCCTGCAACCACGCGGGTGCTGGTTCATGGCCCGGGCTGCCGACCGACGGCGCGAATGCCTACACCATCGGCATTGAATGCGCCTGGCCCCGGAACACTGCACTCACCGAAGAGACCGCTAACCAGGAACGCTGGCCCGACGCACAGATCATCTCCATGCGTGACGTAGGTGCCGCGCTCACTAAGCATCTCGGTGTCCCGGTGTCGCACAACATCTCTCACCGGGAGTGGGCTCGCTTCGGGCCGGCTGGTCAGCGTCAGTACAAGTGGGACCCCGGCAATCTCGACATGGACTGGTTCCGTGGCGAGATTCAGAAGGACATTGACGGCGCGTTTGACGGTCCCGCCACGACGCCGGTTCCTCCATCGCAGCAGCCCGGTCCCGTGCGTGTCGGCCCCGCTGATGACCAGTTGCAGTTCCGGTGGAATTGCCTTGGGGGACAGACGCTCATCGAGGCGGTGGCTCAGATTCGCGACAAGGTGTGCGGCACGAACGACCGTGGCAAGGCCGGAGTGGTGGTTCAGTGAACGCTGGCCGGGAAGAGTGGCGACCCATCCCGGGCTACGAGGGGCGATATGAAGTATCCGACGAGGGCCGCGTTTACAGCCTGCTGACCAACAAGTTTCTCAAGCCCATCGAAAGTGGCGGATACCACATGGTGGCGCTATATAACGGCGGTCAGCGGCTAGTGCGGATCAACCGACTCGTACTCATGGTGTTTATTGGCGACGCGCCCTCGGGAATGATCAGCTGCCACAACGACGGCGATTCAACGAATAATCGTCTTTCCAATCTCCGATGGGATACGTATTCAAGCAATTTGCATGATGCGGTGCGTCATGGAAATCACGTTAATGCCAACAAGACCCACTGCCCCCGGGGGCATGAATACACCGAGGACAATCTCCGCATGAAGCCATCCGAAGGGCGTCGCAGGTGCAAGACATGCATTCGCGAATATCAACGCGATTACCGAAGCCGTAAGGCAGCATGAAGATCAACGGGATATGGATCGGCTGGGGCCTTGGCGATATCGGACCGATCGTCGCCAAGGCGAAGGCCAAACTTCGCGCGAAATTCTCTTACGCGAAGAGTCTCGACAATTCCGAGCTCTTTGACGCGGCGCTGCAGTTCGCGCTGATTACCTACCAAACCCGCAAGAACATGGACGGCTACGCACCGCCCTTGCGGACGGATGGCGTTCTCGACTACTCGACGCAGGTCGCTCTGGGCCTGGTGGTGGTGTCCGCCCCCGACAAGCCGATGCTCTTCACGGCCCAAGGCACTGGTGTGGACATGTTCACCGGGTACCCGGCCGACGTCGCCAGGGCAGTGCTCGACGTCTACCAGTGGCAGCCCCTGGGCAGCTGGCCCGCTACAGCTTTCCCAATGGAACAGTCGTACAAGCAGGGCATTGAAGAGCTCCGCGTCCAGGTACGCAACTGGTGTCCGCGAAACGGCTCGCGCAAGTGCGCTTTCATCGGGTACTCGCAGGGCGCGATCGTCACGTCGCTGTTCTTCAAGCACGAGGTCCAGCCCATTGGAAGTGAATTTCACTACCTGCTGGAGCAGAACCGAATCATCACATCGGTGACCTTCGGAAATCCTTGTCGCCAGGGCGGTGTCGCCAACGGCAACGACTTCGCGGGTTGGCCGAAGGACGACTCCGGCGGGATCGGGGACGACTGCATGATCAACACCCCGGCTTGGTGGTACGACTTCGCACACACCGCGAATAGCCCCTGGGGTCGGGATGTTTACACCGCCACCCCATACGGCACTGTCGGTGCGGACATGCGGGCCATCTGGCCGATCGTCAAGAACGTCGATGTCACGAAGCTGTTCATCCGACTGGGAACGATGCTCTCCAATCCCGCTGCGGAGCTCTACGCCGCAGTCATGGCGATTCTCTACGCCGGGATGTTCTTCATCGGCAACCCGCCGACCGGGCCACATATCAATTACGACGCCCAGCCAGCCATTGATGTTCTGCGCTTGGCCGCCAAATCTACGAAGGGTGCCGCATGACCATTGACTGGCAGAAGTATCTGCCGACCGTTAAGGATTTTGCCGAGCGTGCCGCCAAGACTTTCGCCCAGGCTTTCCTCGCCGCATCCGGTGTGGGCGGGGCAGTGGCGGGCGTTGACGATATTCCGTGGGGGTACGCCTCTGGGGTTGGTGTTGCAGCGGTGGCACTATCCGTGCTGACCTCGCTGGCCTCGTTGAAGGTCGGCAATCCCGGCACCGCTTCGGTGACTAAAGCCGTACGGCTCGAAGAGTGATCGCCGCGGAGGCGATGGTCGATCTGCCCGAGCTGCCACACGACTGGTTTGGTCTGGCGGCGTGGGCGTTCATTGCCATCTCGATCGTGGCCGCAGCCGTTCTGTGGATTCGGCACGAACACAAGAACACCAAGTCTGAGATTCAGGGCGTAGCAGAAGGCGTCAAAGCGGTGGCGCACAGCGTGAACAACCGGCCCGACACCACCCGGGACCAGCTGGACCGCATCGAGCAGAACCAGAAGCGCATAGAGAAGCGGCAGAACGAGCTGGCCGACGACATGCGCGGCGTCAAGAAGGATGTTGGCCGGATTGGCGATGCCCTGAACGACGACCGTGACGCAAACCGTACGGACATCGCTCGCATCGACCGTCGGATAGACAAGTTGGAGAAGCAATAGTCACCGTTTACACCAAACCGAATTGCCCGCAGTGCAACGCCACCTACAGGGCGCTGGACAAGGCGGGCATCGCTTACGAGAAGGTCGACATCAGCATCGATGACGAAGCTCGCGAGTACGTGCTGGCGCTCGGCTACCTGCAGGCCCCGGTCGTCGTGGTGGATGAAACAACCCACTGGGCAGGCTTCCGGCCGAGCTTGATCGAACAACTGAAATAGGCTGGCGCGCTCCTCGGGGGCGTTCCGTTCCCCAAACACCTCCCGAGTCGAAGCACGCCTCACCAAAAAGCCCCACCAGATACCTCATCACGAGAGTATCTGGTGGGGCTTTTTGTCGTTTCTACGAGTTCTTCTGCGCCTGCTGGATTCTCGCCAAAAGCAATCCTTTGCCGACACCCTTCACGGTCATGTTCAGCCAGTGCACCGTCCACGCCAGGCCCCAGAGGAACCAGAGCGCGGCGGTGGAATGACTCCCATCCCTGTATATCAATACCGCGGGCGCGATGGTCATATACAGGGAGATGACGACCAGAATCCCGCCGAACACCGCGGTGAGGATGATCGCCGCGCTCAGGCCCTTGCTAGGCGTTGGAGAACTGGAGGCCATTTTCGGCGTTCTCGGTACGCTTGGTCGGATTGGCGACGTTGTAGGCCGCCGCCAGGGTCACCATCGACAAGCGTCCGCGGTCGGCCACCTCGATGCCGGTAGAGCGCGCCATCTTGCGGAGTTCGTCCTGGTCCTTGCCGCGCGCCCATTCCCGGACGTGTGCGGCCTGGGCATCATCGATCTTCACGGCCGGGGCGTGGTGGCTCTTTGTGGCCCTTTTGACGCCCGCCGCCCTACCCACCTTCCGGGCGGCCTTGATCCAGCGTTCGAGGTCTTTCTCGAACGCCTTGGCATTCGGGTCGGAAAGGTCCATCTCGTA